CCTCGTTGTTGCCAAGAGGGCAAGTTGCCCTGCCCCCCTGAGTTAGTTATTTAAGCAAAAGTTGCTGCAGTCTCTGCAGTGCCAAGTTCTGCAATAACTGCGAACACTCTAACCTTACCGTCGAAAGTTGCTGTATTAGCAATTAAGTCGATAGTATCGGCTGAAGTGTAGAACTTACCTACGCTTGTTGTACCTGAAGCTACGGCAGTATGACCTGCAACTGCGGCAGCATAGATATCATCATCAGCATCGTCACCTAAGTCGAGAACTGGAGAACCAGTTGACGCAACTGTTAAGGTTTCCAAACCTGCCATGAGAACCAGAGTATTAGCAGGAAGTTCGAAAACTTCTACTGAATCTGATGTAGTTAGGTTTGTTGTTGAAAAGTCGAGAACAACTTCAACGATCTGAGGTTTAACACCGACAGGAACACCAGCAGTAGCACCCGTAATAGTATAAGTAGCCATTATCTAGTCTCCCTTAAGCAAAATCTACAACGCCACGAACGATTGCTTCTTGTCTTAGAACTTTTCTTCCAAAAACATGCAATCCTCTAACGACGTCGGAGAATGATTCAGTTGAACGTACCACTTCAGTCTTTGCGATGTGGGACGCTGTTGCACATGATGAAATGTGACCAGCTAAAACAACATTTTCAGAAGCGTCAGTAGCTAATGTACCTGCAGCATCTGTTAATGTTACTTGATCAATTCCGCCAGAGCTATTTAAAGCAGTAGACTTATAACATCTAAAACCCGCAAGAGTTCCGACTGTTGCAAGACCATTTCTTAGAGGAGATGTACCGTCGCCAGTTACCTGAACTTCAGCAATCTTGTTTCCTGCTTGGAAAACTTTCTCATAGAAAATTGGAGGTGCTACAAACCATCTGTTCTCTTCAGGTACAGACTCATCGTCAAGAAGTCTAGCCATTGCAAGCATCATGTTGATACCTGCATCGTCTGTCTCAACGTTGATAGGAGCAGCAGTTGTTCCTAATATACCTGCAGCGGCAGTAGTTGTTAAAGTTGTACCTGATACTGCAGATGCTGCAATTCCAGCACCGTCAGATAAGGTTTGAAGAATGTTGGCATCGAACTTTCTCTTTAGAGCATAAGCACCTGAAGAAGTTGCTAGTGCTTCAAAGTTAATGTGAGAGTGTCTCTCTTCGATGTCGTCTATTTTGAATGCGAAAGCATTGGCTTGGTCGACAGTCAATGTAATTTGATCGTCTGCCAAGTCTTGAGGGTTAACAACAGAACCTCTTGAATATGCGGACACAGTCAGTGTTGGTTCTTTCATGATGTTAACAGTATCACCAAAGTTTTCAATTTCGCCAGTATAGTCGGTATTCGTAATATCTTCTGCAACCGAAGCTCTACGGAAGAACTTGAGAACTTTTTGGCTAAAGATTTCGGGAGCAAAATTACCTGTCGGTAAATTATTGTACCCTGAAGCTGAATTAAAAGCCATTTTTCTATCCTTCCTCTATTTGAGGTTATTTTATTGAGTTATTCGCCCTTCTGATCGTGCTAGATCGATTTCTTTTTCAAGCTTCTCGAACTCCCACGGTTTCAGTTTAGCGATGTCAGAGACTTTCCATATTTTCTTGTTTGCATTAGGGTCTGTTTGTATCTCTTTTGCTCTTGGAGATGTAACAGCCATTGCAGCAGAAACATTTGGTTTTTTACCCTGTTGTTTTTTGGTTGTAATCCCTACGTCTGCTTTGTAAAGATCAATAACCCTTGCGGCTAGTCGAGCGTTTGTGTTGTTTTTTAACACGCCATCACTGATAGTATCAGGCTGTTCTTCTAACCATTGTAAGAACTTTTCATCTTGCTTTATTTCTTCAAAATCAGGATGTAAAGTCTTAAGTTCACGATAAGCAACTTTAACCAAATTTTCTTTCTCACGAGCTTTCAAAGTTTTAAGTTCTTCTTGAAGTTGTTGAGCTTGCTGAGTAGCTTTTTCTGAAGCTATAGTCTGCATTACATCATAAACATCAGGATATTCTTGCCTAAAATTTTCTAGCTCTTCGGGAGTTTTTGGCAAAGGAACATTAACATTAGATTGTTGCATTGCACTTTCTAGTTGCTGCTCTTTTGTTTTAAACTCCTGTATCTTTTGATCGTAGTGACGTTTCAGATCATCATACCGTTTCTTGTAATCATGCTCTTGAGCAGTCTCTTCTTTCTTTGCAGATACGAAAGTTTCTTCCTGTTGCTCTTCCTCTTGAGTAGCCACTTCTAATGTGGGGTCTTGAGTTTGCTCATCTTCATCATCTTTGTAGACATCATCACGATACTTACCACGATAAAGATTAGGATTGTTTATAACTCCATCGGAGTCATTTGGTTTGTTGGCTCTTGCACCACGAACTTGTTGTTTTGCCATATTTTTTACCTCATTCTTGCAGTGCCACTGGCTGTGGGTAGCTGCTTCGGTCTGTCAGGGCCACATTTGTGGGTAGCTGACTAATTATTATCGAGACTTTTTATTTGTATTTTATCTCGTAATATGTTATATACATCGTCTCCGT